GAGGATGCGTACTGTTTGAGGGCCTCGAATATCGTCATGCCAGGTTCGATCTGGGTGAACTCGTGGGGCGCGTCAAGGAGAGCCGCCGTCGATCCGGATACCCCACCGGCGAACGTGTCCTGATATACGATCTTTTGGCGGTTGATATAGGGCACGGTTCTGAGCAGACGCTGTGCCAGGGCTTTGACCGTTATCCCCTTGAGGGTAATGAATTCCTCGCAGCAGGAATCGACCAGGAGCCCCATGAGGTCGCGCCCGGATACGCTGAGGCGGGTTCCTGACTTGTCGCCGCTGCGTTCCACACGGTCGATCAGGCCCGTCAACTCCAGCCGATCGTTGACGTACAGCTCGCAGCGGGCGCCTGTTTTCGCGTCGATTTCAGGGTTGGACATCTCCAGGGAAAAGGCGTCATCGGCGGTGTAAAGATCGCTTTCGATGCTGTAGCTCTCAAAACGCTCGATGCTGCGATTGTCGATGCGGAGGGAGATTTTATCGGGCATAGATGCGGACCTCCCCCGGCGGGATGAAACTGGGATGTTTGATGGCATTGATGCTGTAGATGCGCTCCGCATAAGCGTAAGGGAGCCCGTAGCGCAGGCAGATCAGGTGTAGGGGCATTTCGCCGGGCGTCTCGACGGTAATGATTTTATCGCGCTCCAGCTTGACCTGGGACACGTACTCAAGCAGGGTTTCCGCCATCGTTTTGAGGGAGGTCATGCCGCGCGCGGAAGACACCGCCGTCTGGATGTCCGTTCGGATCTCCGCCAGGGTAGCCTCGATGTCGTCAATAGTCATGATTGGCTCCCAGGGGGACTCCGTGCCGATATAACGCCCCAGGGCGTCAAAGCTTTGTGCCGTCTCGCGCTGCTTGAGCTGCTCCCTCAGGGATTCATCGTCCTGATAGAGCGCCGCGGTTTCCAGCGACCGGCGCTGGACGGCGGCGATTTGGGTGTGTTTGGTAAAATGAGGATGTGTCAATCCCAGCGCCCCCAGGCCATTCCTCAACTGCGACAGATACCGGCGGGGCGCGCTACGCAGGGAATCGTACAGCACCGTATAGCGTTCAAGGGTCCGGGCCAGGCTGCCGGCCAGATGGCCGCCGACAGTTGACGGGTACTGGATCAGGTCGAGCAGCGACCCGACGGGGTTGCCGACCGTATTGAGGGTTCCGCCCAATTCGGCGACGTAGGCGTCCACCGCCTTGATGTAGTCGCGCCCCCTCTGCGTAAGGCCCTTGATCTGATAGGCAATCAACTCTGTCGGATCGATCTCGGCGGCGGCGATGTCGTTGCCCTCCGTCCCCAGCAGGTTGACGATATCCTGGTTGATCTCCGTGACTAGCTCCGCCTGGCCCATGACAAAACCGGATTCGGTTGACTTCAGCACATCGGGGCGACGTTCGGGCTCGGCGGAATCGATCAGGCCCTCGACAAACGATAAATCGACTTCCGCCGTCCGGAGACGGTCGTCATGGCGGATGGCCACGGATTCGACGGAGCCCTTGAGCAGACCGTATTTCGGGTGGAGCAGCTCAAAGCGTTCCCGCCTGGCCAGGTGCTTGACAAATTCCTTGTGGGTCTCGTAGGTCTCCTCGTACCAGTAGCAGCGGATGCGGATGATGCGGGCCCGCTGGCCCATGTCCTCCAGGAGGGCTCCGTCCCGGTACGGGAATTCGTGCCTGGCGATCGCCTTTTCGATGGCGTCATCGATGGTCTCCATCTCCAGGCTGAAGCTGTCCAGGCGCGCTTCGTAGCGCTCCTTCTGTTCGGCGGCCATCAGAATTTACCCCGCTTGAGGTTGACCTGGGTGTTCATGTTGTCCGTTTTGGCCATCATGCGCCCGTTCTGGTCCACGTTTAACGAGACGTTGATAGTGGGTTTGACCTCGGTTTTTTCCTCTTTATGCAGCAGGTCATAGAGCATATCCCCCAGCCAGCCGTCGCCCTTGTACTTGCCGTTGGTCGCCCAGCCGGACAATCCGCCCATCATCATGTTGATTCCGGTTCCGGCGGCAAACCCCGCGCCGCCCGCCAGGGCCAGCTTGCCGCCCAGGAGCATCGGTGCCGACGTGAGCAGTTTTCTGAGCGTCCCGCCTTTTCCGGCCAGATCCGCCGCTGGACCGAGAGCGCCGCCACCGGGAAGTTGCCCGGGCCAGTTGGTTACAAAGACGGGAGTCACGCCGGTCGCGGCTTCAATGGCCTTGCCCTCGGCGATCCCGGCGGCGGTCCCGCCCAACTTGCCCAGAACGTTTTTGATCGCTTTACCACCGAGACGGTAAGCGAGGTATCCTGCTCCCAAAGCAGCAGCCCCACCCGCGGCAACCTGACCGCCAGACAGCTCCCAACCGTCTTTTTTTTTTGGGTCCAGGAGTTTCTTGATTGCACCCGTAATGCCCTCATTCAGCGGTTTGACAAAATCTTCCGCCGCCTGGCGCATCTTGGTGCGTAGCCGTCCTGCCTGGTCGAGCATGTTTCGTGTGGCCTCGTTCATGTCACGCTCTATGATTCCGCCTGACTGTTCGATTTTCCGAAAGAATTCCGTCCCGATCTTGTCGAGGGTATCTCCTCTCAGAAGGGTTTGAATACCCTTGACTGTGTCGATATCCGCCCCTTTTAAGGCTTTTCCCATGAAGATTTCGCGCTGCTCGTCCGTTTTTAAGGCATCGTACTTTTTCTTCAGGTCTCCCAGGATCGCCAGAGGATTACGGCGAGCCCCTTTTTCATCGAAGAATTTAACCCCCGTAGTCTCCTGTGCCGTCCGCATGTACTGCAGGTTCGTGAACAGCCGCAGAGTGGAGTCAGCCAACGTTGCCAGACGTTCCGGCTGTTTTTCGATAAGTGACAGGCCCTCTATAAAGGACAGTGTCTGGCTGAATCCCATTCCGGAACGCGAGGCATTGACGCCGACCCTGGCAAAGATATCGGAGAGGTTTTGCAGTTCTGCATTACCCAGGCGCCCGGCCACGGTCATTTTATCCAAAAGATCCAGGGCCAGTCCGGGCTTCGCCAGATCGAACTGGAATGCCGTCGCCGCCACGGTAAGTCCCGAAGTCAGTTGGTCAGCGCCCGCTCCCGTGACCGCCATTGCCTTATTGGTCGCATCGATAACCGGCAGGGCTTCCTTGAAATTCAGACCTGCCTGAACGGCATTGTTGAACCCCTGCTGGAGCGCATCGACACTCTGACCGGATTCCCCGGACATGCGGAACAGTTCCTTCCGCAGCCCTTTCACCTTTACACGGTCTACCCCCGCCGTCTGGCCGATCTGGATAAGGCTTTTATCCAACTGGGCCGACTGCTTGATCAATGCGGCCGCGCCGATGCCGAGACCCAGGGAGGCAAAGCGGCCCTCCAGGGAACTCGCGGCGTTGCGGAGCCGGTCGAACTCCTGCCGGGCCGTGCTGCCGAAGCGCTTTAAACCGCGTTCGCCGGAGCCCAGGGCGTTCAGGAGGCGGGAGGAATTCCCTGTCAGGATCAATTCGATGACGTTTTTCATGTCAAGTCTCGGCCTTTTTCCGAACCACGTAAGTCTTCGTTTTCTGAGGCGGACGGATTAGCTCGTTATAACTTTTAATCCATTCCATCATTTCATCTTCCGGCATGGCCAGAATGTCAGACAGCCGGAACCCCAGTTTCAGGAGCGCCAGAATCGGGGGCCTGAGATCCTTCCACCTGGCCGCGAAAGTCGCGGGTCCTATTGCGGACCCGGTTTGCTGCCTCCGTCAGCGCGTCGAAATCCTCGTCGTACATGTCGAGGAGCAGCTCCCCTGTGATCTGATCCTTGGGGATGTCGCCCAGGGACACGATCTGGCAGGCGTATTGACAGAGTTCGTAGTATCGACCGTCAGACTTTGCGCGCTCGTTGACCGCACCGTCGATCAGATCCCGCACCAGGCGTGGCCGGATCTCCAGGTCCCGGTGCCGTTGCCCATCGTATTCCACCCCGATGGGGAGGGTGCATTTTTCGCTGATCATGTCTAAGTCCTCTTATCTGCACCGAGTTCAATGGTGCGGGTCGCTTCCTTCTCGCCGTAGGCGACATCGCCTACTTTTAATGTGCAGACACCGGTATAGGTGACCCGCTTGCCGTTGCCGCGGTCGATGGTCAGGGTACCGTTCTCGACGCTGTCAAAATCGAATTCCGCGGTGTTCTTGGGAATCACGTATTCCACTGTGCAGCCATAGCGGACCGCAACTTTCGTGAAGCCGGTTTTGTTCATGAGATTGACCTGCCGCCGGATTTCATATTCTTTCTCCGTAACCTTATTGAAGTCCGTGATTTCCTGTCCATTGACCTCCAGGGTAACCAGTTCGACATATTCATCCATGTTGTTTTTCTCCTTTCGTTACGGCTCGTTACAGCATCAGGTCGATGCGGCCCGCGAAGACGTGCAAGCCGTTGACGACGTCACAGGGTATTTTTGCGTCGAGGCGGTTCGGGTCCTGCAGGTCCCGCTCGACAATCAGGCCGTCCTTATTGGCCTCAACCTCTTCGACAATCTCCAGATCCTGGAGCTTCAGCAACACATCCAGCAGCTCGCTTTTGACCTTCGGGGGCGTCTTGCTGGAGAGCTTTTCCCTGGGGAAGCGGAGCGCCACACGCTCGCGGCACGCCTTGCGAACGTAGTCCAAGGTCCGGATCGTCGTCACATCCAAAAGCGATATATCGGTGATCCCCTGGGGGTCTTTGGTGTAGGTCGTGACGGCGCGGACGATCTGCACGATTTCGCCGGGACCGATTTCCAGGGGCGTCGTGCCGTTGTACAGGAGGTTTTCCTGCTCCGTGCGGCTGAACCGGTCATTAATCGCCGCCGGGGCGATGTCTGTCAGATCCAGTGTGTTGAGCGGGCGTGCGGGATCCTCCTCGAAACACATGACGCCCCCCATCGCAGCCGCGATCTCGTAAGGCTGAGACTTGCGGAGCGTGGCTGCCGTGTAGCGCAGGTAGGCGCAGAGGATGCGACCCGAGTTTACCTGGCCGGTGAGGGTCGTCACCGTGCCCAGGGCAGCCGTCATGCCGAAAATGCCGACGCCCGGACGTTGTTCCATCGGTCCGGACACGCTGTCCAGGTGTGTCTTGAGCGTTGCCAGGTCTGTCTGGTTGTTGTACGGGAAGACGATGACGTCGTACTGGTAGGCGAAAGCCGCGGCCAGAGCGGTCGTCAGGGTCGGGTTGGTCGCACCCGTGGCCATCGCCACGATCGTGCAGGTGACGCCGGGTGCGTTGGTTATCAGGTATCCCAGGCCGATATCGTTGCCGCATAGTCCCTTGTTCTTGGCCGTCAGCGTCACGACGGCATTCAGCACCGTCGCCGTTACCGGCAGATCCGGCATGAGGTCGATGGCCGCCTTGAGGGCCGCCGCGATCGTGTTGGCCGCGTCTCCCGAGGCGATGGCGATTTCGACCTTCGCCCCGCCAATGTACATGGTCAGGACGCCGGTCCCCGTCGCGGGTCCGCCGATCGTCACCGTGCCGGTGGCCGCCACGCCCGCCCCTGCATCGTCCAGGGCGATGACCGTCAGGTCAAGGTAAGGGTTGGCCTTGATCGCCGCCCGCGCCATCAGGTGGCACATGGACCCGGGACCGAAGTAGGTCTCCGCTTCCTTGTCCGAAAAGACCGTGGTCAGGACATTCTGGGCCACGCTTCCGGCGCTGGTTCTCTGCCCGACGATGAGCATCCGCTGCTTGTTGTTCGGAAGCGTGCGGACCGCAAGTTTGGTATTGAATTCAAAGTATTTTCCCGGCTTGCGTATCGAGGCCGGAATGCTGTCGAAGCTGATGTTTTTGCTGGCCATCGGTTATTCCCCTTTCTTTGCTTTCTGCGCGGCGTCCGGTGCCAGGACCAGCGATCCATCGGCGAGAAGCCGCAGGTAATAGGCCGAATCGGGGACCTCGACTGCTGCGCTGTCCGTAATGTACGACCTGGGTTTATCCTCCATCGGGCATTGCGTGCCCGGCACCGCTGTGACTTTCATGGTTTGTCCTCCTCTAGGTTAAGCAGACCAGGTCGGACGCGTCCGCCGTGTCGTCACCCGGTTTCAGGTAATAGTTCAGGCCGATCTTCAGCAGGTCGCCAATCTGCTCGTCGGTAATCCGCTCAAGGACAAAGCTCGTCTTGAATTCGAGCTGAAAGACGACTTTTCCGTCCGCCGCCTCCTCCTGATTCGTAATGTTGTCCATCCGGATCGGGACAAGGCCGTCAATCGTCAGCCCCAGATTCTGGCCGACCAGGCATGCGGTGATTGCCTCGATAATCGGGTAGATTCCCTGGCGGCGGTCCTCCGTCCCCCGCAGATTCTGAAATGTCACAATGACGTAGACGGACGGCGCGATCTTGTATTTCTGGGCGATCCGCTCGAAAGCCCCACCGCCGACCACCACGTCGATGGCGGGGACGGACAGCGCCGCATGGGCCTCGTCGATGCCGACCCGTTTCGGCTCGGCGAGCTTCAGGTTCAGGCGTTCGGAAATCTTGTCTTCGATATCCGCCAGCATGTCTTAAAATCCCTTCATGGATTCTCTGGTGAAGATCCGGTCTTCCGCGCTGCAATTAACCCCCACCGCGTCGCCGGTGGCCGTGGCCGTAGGCGGCGGCGCAACCCCCAGGGTCAGAACGCCACGGGAAATGTCCTTGAGCCGTGCCACGGCCTTGTCATAGGCTTTTTCGATCACTTCGGGCACCGTGCGCCGTTTGTAAAGATAGTAGGCGGCAATTTCAATCGAAAGACCCTTGACGACCGGAGGTACAGGGAAAAACGGCACGCTGTAGCGACCCGCGCAGTAGCCGTCGATTTCCGCATCCGCCGTGGCGATGGCCTCGTCGATGCGTCCGATCATAGCGGCATGGAGAGGATCGGCCGGATTGATGGAAGCGGGCTTGCGGTTCTCATCGTCCGTCAACTGGATGATTTTTTCTTCCGGCAGGAGTTTTTTAAGGTCGTCAAGGGTGCAATATGACATTATTGATCGTTCTCCTCTTTTATTCCCGGCCCCTCCGGGTGGACGGGGCCGGGTTTTCGTGGTTAGGTTAAGTACGTATCCTTGAAGAGATAACCCAGGGCGGCGTCGACAAGCATGATGTCCGTCTCTTCTGCCACTTCGTAGACGTCCTGATGCTCCGCCGGTTCCCGCCACGTCGTGGTCCTGCGGGGCAACCCGTTTTCGTAGTGAACACGGGCCTGATAACCGGGTGCGGGTACCTTGCGCCCGGGCGCCTTCGGACGATGAAACAGAAAGCCCATTCCCTTGCCCTTGTTCACTTCCCAGATGTACTGGGCGGTGAATTCCGTACCGGCCTTTGTTTCCTTGGCGGAATTGACAATGGCTTCCCCTACCAGCACTTCCTCCAGGTCGAGCATGGCCGCCAGCAGTTCGGCGGTCAGCACGCCGCGCTGGGTATATTTGATCTTGTCCAGGACGGCCGCACATTCCTTGAGAGCCGAGTAGGTGGCAAAATCAATCACCAGGCAATTCGGCTTGACCCCGGAATTGGACTGAATCTTCAGCGTCCCTTTGGCGATGTCCTCCAGGAAGGTATTCGTGGCCCCGGCAGGAGACCAGAGGCCCTCCGCGTCCTCTCCGCCGACATTGCCGTCAACCCAGGTTCCCTTGGTGATCATCTCCGCAATCCGCACCTCTTTCGACATATCGATCTTGTCCGAGGCAAACTCGATGGCGTCCTGGTCGGGTTTCAGAGGCGGCACAAACTGCGACTTGGAAAACCGGCGGTCTTCGTCGGTTACCTCCGAGGCAAAGGCCCATTCCTCCGTGGCGAGGCTCTTCCAGTCGATGGGGTAGCCGCTCCGCTTCGCCCTGGACCCCGGACCGCGTATCCCCGCATCGTTACGGAACCAGGCACCCTTGGAATAGATTGCGATTTTGGCTTTCGGATCCACGCCATCGAGGATCCGGAAGACCCGGTCCCCGATATACGCCGAATTTTTATATGCCACGGATACGTTCTGCAGCGGACCCGTGACCATCAACTCTTTGACGTTGTTTTGAGGCATGACTTCATTCTCCTTTCATTTTGGCTGCTTAGTGGACGACAGTCCCGAGGCTGTAAATGGTGACAGCCTCCGTTCCGCTGCCCGCGTTCGTGATGACGGCCAGGAACCGTTTGCTGTTATTTTGGGCGATGGTCATGGTGCCCGAGAGGGTTACACCGGCTCCGGCGGTCAGTGTAATGGTCTCCGCTGCATCCGCCGTGTTACGGACGGTGAACTCGAAGCTGGAGGTTGCGATAGCCGCCGGCACGGCACCGACGATCTGTGCCGCCGTAGGGGTAACATCTGAACGGGCGCCGCCCGCCGGATCACGAAGGATCAGGCCGCCCACCAAGTCCGCCGCCGTATAGGTCGCATTCCCGGCCGTATTGACCGAGGCCACCGCCGTAACGCGCTGGACCGCATCGGTAATGGCAGGGCACATGCCCAACAGCAGGCAGCTTCCGAGATCGTCCTCCGCCCCCGTTGCCTCCACGACAACCGCCCTGGCATAGGCAAGGGCGGCCGAATTATCCCGGCCTTTTCCGGCATCGGTCGCCGAGACATACTCCGGACCGATAAAGGTGCCGATGCCCAGGGCGGCGTTGCCCTCGAATTTCGACTGGCCGATCACCCTGACAACCGCCGCTTCCCCCTGTCCGGGGGCGTTCTGAAGGATGCCGATAGCCACCTCGGACGCGCTGTCCGGACGTCGTACTTGTCCGCTTGAATTGAGTACCATGAATTTATACTGGTCGCCCGACAGGTCCTCCGCCGCAGGCCAGGTCAGGTCCAGTATTTTATTTTCTGTAGACATGTTTTTCTCCTTTCTTTGTGGCGACGGTTAACCGCCGATTTCCTGCTGATATTCCCGGGACAGCTCGGGATTCTCCCGTTGCACTTCGGCGAAGGCCAACCCATAGGGGAGGGTCTTGTTGTGCCTCATCTTCTCCTGGATCAGCGCCTCTACCTTCGCTCCGGCCTGGCCCTGTCCGCCCGTATCCCTGTCCCGCGTGGCGATCTCATCGAACTCGACAACCTTCGGCATGATCGTTTCAAAGAGCCCCTTGAACCGGTCGTACAGGGTCGCCTGGATCTTGCCGTCGCCTTCGCCGAATTCGATCGCCCCTGTTTTTTCGGCCAGGGCCTCCATGAACTGGGGAACGCCATATTTGACCATTGCGGGCGTCAGCTTGCCTTCGGCGATCATTTTGTCGCACCAGGCGGCGATCTCGCTTTTACGGGCCGCTAATAAAGCCACTCGGTCTTTTTCGGCAAATTCCGCGGTCAGTTTTTCCCGCTCCGCTTTCGCGGCATCATCGGCGGCCTGTTTTCTGGCCGCAGCCAGATCCGCCTCGGTGAACGTTCCGCCCGTGGCGGACACCCCGGCGGCCGATCCTTCATCGGGAATTTTGCCGATGAACTCCTGGAACAGGGCCGTCAGTTTCTCTTTCAATCCTGGCATGTTATCCTCCTTTTCCGTGTATAATGTTGATTGAATTTCCTCGGCCTCCGGTTGCGGGGCCGCCTTTATATCGTCGATCGCCCACTGGGAGACGACACGGTCCGCCGTGTCCTGGTCGAACTTATCGATGAGCCATTCCCGCAGACGCCGCATCACGTCGCCGACCTGTTCCCATTTCCAGTTGTTTTCGGCGAACTCGAAGACGGCGGACGCGTCCTCGGTGAACGACATATCGGGCAGGCCCTTGACTGCCGGGGGCGCCGCGCCCAGGAAGGCGACATGGCGGAGCGACCCGTCCGGGTAGAAGGCAGCCGAGCGTTTTTTGAACCGGCCCGCTTTCACCATTCCCTCAAAAGTCGGTTCGACCTGCCTGAATTTGGCCAGGAGCAGGTTGCCGCCTTTTCCATTCACCTTCTGCAAACCCTCCACCCAGCCATAGGCCGGGGCGTCATGCTCGGGATGGCCGATGCAGATGGGCGGCTCGTGCCTGGCGGCGTTGAATTGGGATACGGCCCGGTCGATCAGGGCGTCGCCGTCGTGCGCCCGGCCGCTACTGTCGATCTGTTTTCCCCCCTGAAAAATCGGGATCCAGTTGTCAAATCCTTTGAATGCAATCATCTTCTCACCTCATGAGATAACGGTTTGCCATTTCGACGATTTCGTCGCTGTTCTCCCGGCTGAGCCCCAGGTAGGGCCGCGCCGGAATGTTCGATCCCGGATGCCGGACGGCACGGACGGGATGTGCGGCACCGGGCCAGTAAAGCGCCTTGCCCTTGACCGGGACGATCATTCGGGCTCCCGTTTTTCCGCCCAGCTGGTGGATGGCGCCATAGACTTTGTTCGTACCGATCGCGACGGTGTCATTCCCGATAAGCTGGTAACGGATACTGCCTCGCAGTTCCCCCGACTCCGTCAACATTTTTGAATGCTTCTTTTGCAGCCGCGTCGATTCCTTGAGCTTCGGCCAGGCTGTGCCGTCCGGCGCCGGTCCCTGGCTGTCGAACCGCTCCTCGGTCTGCAGGACCACCGTTTCCCCGATCGCCTTAAGGAACGGCCGGAGGTTCTTCCCCCGCTCGATCAGGGTATGAAAGACCCGTTGCACTTCGCGGTCTTCGATTCTGATGGTGATGTCAGGCATTTAATTTTCCTTGCATTTCCCCGAAATCATGTTAGTTTTCCTTTATCTGTCTGTCGGGGCCGCACCCTTAACCGGCAGCGGAGGGCGCATGCCCGTGCGGGGGCATGGCGGCCACTTATTCCTCTTCCGGATAAATCAGTCTCCCCGATCTCAACCGTCCCCCTGTCGGATCATGGCTGCGTATAATGTCAAATGCGATCAACTGTTCATTCACCGTATCCGCCAGCACGCCCACCACACGCCCGCCTTCGACCTCGTAGGCCTTCACATACCGACGCCGGAGATAAATCCGTCCACTGTCCGTGAACTGCATGAAACCCACCCAGATTTCCTGGGGATTCTCCAGAATGTCCGGGATCAACGGCAGGTATTGTTCCCGGCCGTCCCATCTTTTTCGATCCTCGATGATGTGATCCGCCACGGCCTGGGTTACGCTCACGCGACACCCCATGTTGTCCTGATATATTCCTTCCGGGACGGCCGCCCGCAGGGCCTCTGTGTCACCGATAACCGTTCGTGGGTCCAGAGCAACCGGCGGTTTCTCTCCGGACAACTTTTTGGGCAGGAACGGATAATGCTCTTTGCGCCACGGCCCCAGTTCTTTCATGTCTCCCATTTCCCGGACCCAGCTCCTGCCGAAGGCTGCCGTGCCGACGTTGTAGTCAAAGCCTTTGTCGATGCCGACGGGCACGCCCGTCTTAGGGTCGATCGGCGATGGCGGCGCCTGTGCCTTGCCTTTTGCCCTGGCCTTTTCCATTCGTCGCTCGGAGACGGCGAAGACCCGGCATTTGCAGCCCCATCCGTTCATGGGGGTATGCGTTTCCCACCAGGGGTCCGATGCCGGAAGCGTGATCCCGTCCCAGGCTAGGTGCTCCGGGCGGGGCCGGCGGGAATCGCCGTGCCGGTACTGCAGGTACGGCAGGATCTGCATGACCTCCGGGTCCGTCATCTGTTTCCACCGTCCGGCATTGTAGGCTTGGCGAACGTTGGTCTCGTAGATGACCCGGCTGCGCCAGTTGCGGCCGCCGTTGTAGTCCCAGCCGTGGCTGGAGACGATCCGGTCGAAATCTTTCCGAAAATCCTCCAGGGTCGTACCCTGGGTGATGGCCTTATCGACCGCCTCCCGGAAATCCGCCAGGAGATCGTCCCTGTAGGCACCGGCGACCATGAACCCCCTGGCGTGCTGCTCTTTCCAGAG